AGTTGGATGTCAAAGGTGATTTAGAAGTTAAAGCTACTGGAACAAATAGCTTGATGCAGAAAGAAGTAAGAAGTCAAAGATTGACTATGTTCTTACAAACTGCTCAGAATCCTGCTGTTGCTCCATTCGTTAAGATTTCTAAACTCATAAGTGAACTAGCCTACAGCTTAGACTTAGACCCTGATGAAATACTCAATGATCCTGAAGAAGCTGCAATGATGGCTCAAATAATAGGAATGCAAAATGCTGGACAAACAAATGGCGAAGAAGCTCAACCCCTTGGTCAACAATCCCCAATGGGAAGCCTTCAAGGAACACCTGAACAACCTCAAGAACTTGGAGTTACAGGCACTGGTGGTGGCAACATCGGAACAGGAAATGTACCGGTTGCAGGGGAAACTGAATTTTCTGGAACGCCTAGGGCAGTTGGACCTACAGGTTAAAGAAGCAATACTAAGAAAAGAAGAGGGATAAATGGATTATTTAGAAGTATTAAGTAAGTTAAATAAAAAACAAAAAAAAGATATTTTAAATATTATAGCTCAAGACCGTATTGATGAATATGGTGCTGCAGGTAAAGCAGCTAATTTAGGTGATAGAGCTTTTAGTATTTTAGGTGGAAGCGGTAATAATATAAGATTAAATCCTACAGAAGAAGAAAGATTTATTAGTTTAGCTATGGAAGCATTAAAACCTAAAAGAAAAGGAAGAGCTAAAGGAGGTAATATACTTGAAGACGATAGAGCTATGTACAAAGATGGTGGAAAAGGTATTGAAGCTCTTAGAAAAGAAGCACCTGAAGTTGTTGAAAGAATGGGTTATGAAGAAGGTGGTCCAATGTCTATGGACGACCAAATGAAAGCAGCTTTAGTAATTCCAATGGAAGAACAAGAAGATGTATCTATGGAATCAGACGATAACATGGAAGATGGATACACAAGATTTATAATGGACGAAGCATTAAGCGAAGAAGAAGAAGATATGCTTATGTCTAAACTAGAACAAGACGAGGAACTATCTATGCTATTTGATAAAGTTATAGATGTTGCTCAAGAATTTGCTGGGTCTGGTCCTGTTGAAGGTCCGGGTTCAGGAGTCTCTGACAGTATACCTGCTAGGTTATCTGATGGAGAATTTGTCTTTACTGCAAAAGCTACAGAACAAATCGGAGCTGATGAATTGATGCGTATGATGAAAGATGCTGAAGCTGATGCAGATAAAAGACAAACAGCTTATAACGGTGGCGTGATGGGTGACCAACTTGAAAAAGTTGTAACAACAGAAACTCGTATTACGAAACCTGCAGATGTTATGTCTCCAGCATTAGGTGCTGAAGAAGATAATATGATACAGGAAGAAGTAACACGAAATATGTTAGACCCTAGAGTTCCACACGTAAGAAGCTAATTAACGGTAAAGCCACCCGAACTAATTACTCGGCACTTTACTATTTTAATAACCGAAAGGCTACCTTTACAAGACAAGCCCTGCATAGTCGACATCTGCAGCTACCTTGTTAAACGAAGCCCTGAGTAGGAGAAAAGAAAATGACTAATAAAGTCCAAAAAGAGGAAACGCCAAATCCTTATAACGCAAAGAAAGATTGGCACACAGAAGATGTACCTTTTATCTCATCTGAAAATATGTATTTTGAAGAGCCACAGAACAAGCTCTTTAAGAGTAACGATATAACTGAAGTGGAAGCTGAAGGAAGTGTTAATACTCAAGAACTGGAAACTAAAAAGGATACTCCTTATAAGAAACCAGACTATAAAAAAAGATACGATGATTTAAAAAAACATTATGATAGTAAACTTAACGAGTTTAAAAGCAGAGAAGAAGAGCTATTAAGTCAGGTAAATACACCTGAGTATAAAGCTCCAAAAACTGAAGAAGAACTTGAAAAGTTTAAAAATGATTATCCTGATGTTTATGAAGTTGTAGAAACTGTTGCTCATATGCAATCGGAGACTAAAGCAAAAGTTCTAGAAGAACGCCTTAGTAAACTCCAAGAACGTGAGAATCAATTAATACGACAAGATGCAGAAAAAAGATTAACGGACAGACATCCTGATTTTGAAGATATCAGAAACAGTGATGACTTCCATGGGTGGGCAAAAGAGCAACCTAAGTCTATTCAAGATTGGATATACTCAAATGCTGACGATGCTGACCTAGCTTCACGTGCTTTAGATTTGTTTAAAAAAGATTTTGGTATTGAACCTACTAAGACTACGTCATCTTCTAAACCGACTAAAAAATCTGCTGCAGATATGGTCTCCACTAAAACAACTAGTGTAGAACCTACGCAACAGAAAGTATGGTCAGAAAAGGAGATTGCTGCCATGAGTATGGCTGAATTTGATAAGTACGAAAGTGAAATCAGTGAAGCTATGCAAGAAGGCAGAATCACAAAATAACTATAACTTAAAAAGGAAAACAAAATGGCTCAATATTTTCAAACTGGCTCTGACGGGTCAGCAACGAGTAACTTTGATGCAGGTGGTACTAACCAAGGTAATAGTTTTTTCCTACCATCGGTTTACTCTAAAAAGGTTTTAAACTTCTTTAGAAAAGCCTCAGTGGTAGAAGCTATTACTAACACCGACTATGCTGGTGAAATATCTGCTTACGGAGACTCTGTAAAAATTATTAAAGAACCTGTAATTTCTGTGTCTGATTACACAAGAAATGCAGATACAGCTCAAACATTACTAACTGACCAAGAAATTTCTTTGGTTGTTGACAGTGCTAAAGCTTTCAAATTCATCGTAGATGATATTGAAACAAATATGTCACATGTGAACTTTAAAGAAATTGCTTCTAGCTCAGCTGCATATGCATTAAAAGATTCATATGACGCTGCTGTCATAGAAAAAATGTTTGCAGGATGTTCTGCTGCTACACCTAACCACATATTAGGTGCAGACAATGCTACAGCTTTAGGTGCTGGAGTATTTGATGGAACTGGTTCTGTAGACTTAGGTCAAACTGGTGAAACAGACCCTCTAGACTTAATGGCTAGAATGGCAAGACTATTAGACGAGCAAAATGTACCTGAAGAAGGTAGATGGTTCGTTGCTGGTCCTGACTTCTATGAGCAATTAGGACAGTCTGGGTCTAAACTTCTTTCTGTTGACTTTAACGCTGGTCAAGGTTCAATCAGAAACGGTTTAGTTTCAAGTGGAAAACTAAGAGGATTTGATATGTACAAATCAAACAATATCGCTGCTACATCTAATGCAACTGGTAAATGTTTGGCTGGTCATATGAGTTCTACTGCTACTGCTAACACTATCCTTTCAACAGAAGTGTTGAGAGACCCAACATCGTTTGGTGATATTGTTAGAGGCTTACATGTCTATGGTGCGAAAGTACTTAGAGATGAAGCTCTAGTATCAGCTTTCTACAAAATTGACTAATATCAATTCGGGGGAGTCTTAGGACTCCTCCACTATTTTTAAAGGATTATTATGAAAGTTAAAGCACCTAAAGGATACCACTGGATGAAACAAGCTAAAGGTGGTTATAAGTTAATGAAACACTCAGGTAAGTTTGTAAAACATAAAGGTGCTAGTTTAACAGCAAACTTTCCAATTCAAAAGGTTCATAAAAAATAATGGCTACAACATATTTAGATATAACAAACGAAGTACTTAGAGAACTTAACGAGGTTCCACTTACTACTTCTACTTTTGCAAGTGCTACAGGTATTCAGAAGTTTGTAAAAGATTCAATTAATAAATCTTTATTTGACATAGCTAACGAAGAACCGCAACTACCTTTCTTTTCAGCAGGAGTCAGTGGAGCTACTGACCCTTTCTATGGTAACGTAACAGTTCCTAGTGTAGCTGGACAAAGATGGTATTTACTTAAGTCTGATAGTTCTAGTATTACTACAGACTATGCTTCTGTAGATTGGGATGACTTTTATGCCACAACAATAAATGTAAGTGGTGAATCAGCTCCTCACGTCTCTAAAGGTTTAAAATTTATTACACATGCAGACTGGAAAAGATACTACAGAGACAGTGAGAATGCAGATGATGCAAACACACAGGCATATGGAGAGCCTAGATTTGTAATTAAATCTCCTGACAACAGGAAGTTTGGATTAAGTCCAATACCTGACAAAGTTTACAACATTCACTTTTATGCTTTTACAAAGCCTGTAGAGCTTTCAGCACATGGTGATACAATAGCATTACCAGACCAATATGCTAACATTATAACTGCTAAAGCTAGATACTATGTATGGCAGTTTAAAGAAAGTCCACAACAAGCAGCCTTTGCTTTAGAAGACTTTAAAAAGGGGATGAAGCACATGAAATCTAATCTCATGAATCCAGCTCCTAAATATATGACAGACGATAGAACCTACTTTTAAATTATATGGCAAGTTCACAACCTTACACCGTTGCATGTAGCGGAGGCTTAGTAAAATCAGTAAACTCTATTGATTTGCTTAAAAGCCCCGGAGTTGCAAAGAAATTACAAAACTTTGAAGTAGCTACAGAAGGTGGCTACAGACGTATTAATGGTTATACAAAGTATAAAGTTGGAACTGTAACAGCTACACAACCTACAGGTGGTACTACAACTATATTAGGAGTATTTCCTTATGCAGATGGTGTAGTAGTTTGTGCAGGAACAGATATATTTTTTAGTAACGATGGTGCTAATTGGTTACAAATAAATAAAATATCTCATAGTAGTGGTGATAATTATACAACCTTTACAGGTAAAAGTGTTACAGCTAGGACAAATCAAGGACAATGTTCTTTTGCACTTTTTGAAGGTGCTACATTTGATTATGGTG